AAGGTCTCGCAAACTTCTCAATTAAGATCTCTAAGAAAGGTGCTGGTCTAGATACTCGCTACACGATCATGCCTAAGGTTCGCCCTGTACCTGACAAGATCAAAAAGCAATGGGCATCTGAGAAAGATTCCATCTGGTTGCCAAATTATTTTGAAGGTAAAGATCCATTCGATGGTAAACAAGTAGAAGAGAAAGGACTACCAGCTGGTGGTACCGATAAGCGTGGTGCTCATGTAGAGCCCACTAAGGCTAAGAAAAAAGTTGAAGATGCTAACGAGGAATTCTGATGACAAATATTAATACCGAAGGTCTACCTGTTGAAATGCAGCAACGCATTGCAGAGATTATTAAGAAGGCTAAATCAAATGCGATTCAGCCAGTGACACAACAAGCACCTGCGGCTCCAGCTGCAGCTCCTGCTCCCATTCAACGTCCACCTTCACTGATGGATCACATCATTGCTTTGCGTGGTGAAGTAGCTGATTTACGTCAAGAGAATCTCGATCTACGCCAACAAGTTCACGCTACTGCACAAGTAACGGAGGCGGTTGGTCAAGCAGTCGGTCAAATGTATGCGATGTTTCAACAGCAGACCGAGCCTTCAAGTTACAGCGCAGGCTTCGAAGCGGCGGCTCCGTCGCAGATAGATGACTTCTAAGGCATACTATCAGAGAAATAAAGCTGAAATTATTGCTAAAAATACTGCAAGAAATAAGCTAACTGTTCAGATGAGAAGAGACCTTCTTTCTGACTTTTCGTGTAAAGCTTGCAGTAATACAGACCCTTCTGTAATTCAGTGGCATCATGTTGACCCAGAGAGCAAAGAATTTGAATTGTTTCGCACAGCTTGGCCTGTTGAACGCTTTTGGGATGAAGTACTTAAATGTGTCCCACTCTGTGCCAATTGCCATGTAAAAATTCACAAAGAACTATTATGTCTACTACCGATCCACCTATAAAAGACAAGCCTTATCGCATACAGACGAACGCAGGCCACCGTAAATACCTGTGTTCAAATCTTTATATGCCAAGCGTTACAACCGTTCTTTCGGGAACGGAAACTGAAAAGTCTAAAGCCGGTCTCCGCAACTGGAATATAAATAATCCAGGTAAATTGGAGGAAGCTGGCAAGCGTGGTACAGCGATTCACCTTGCTTGTGAAAATTACTTACGTGGTTTAGATCCAGGTGTACCGGATGAATACCAAGACTTTTGGAAAGGTATGAGCTCTTACCTTGACTGGTTCGATGTCTTACATTGGAGTGAACGACCATTAAGAAAAGATTGGTATCACCTACGCTCTGACGATAAGGAAGTATCTTATGTCTGGTCAACAAAACATTTATATGCAGGCTGTCCAGACTTAGTAGGTGAGATCGGCGGTGTCAAAGTCATCGCTGACTTTAAGACAAGCAATGGTCCCTACATGAATCGGTTTCCCGACAAGGGAGACAAGATGGGCTTCGGTGGCTTTCGTAAATACACCAAGACCGCTCAACAAATGGCTGCCTATCGGCTCGCTCTTGAAGAACGTACTGGTTATAAGTGTGACGTAGCTTTGATTATTGTTTCCACACCGGAAACATCACAAGCTATATTTATCGACGGTGATCAAATGGATCTAGCAGAATCTAGATTCGTTAACCGGTGCGCTCAATTCCATGAGATGTATCCACCTGATCCTGACGAGATTGCGTTAAAAGAATAATGGTAAATGAAACTCAAATTATCGGTTCACAAAAGTTGTAAGAACAAAGCCAATCCTCAAAAGGTTGCCCGTGGCTGGAGCAATATCTATGAGGATATTACTTGGCTACTTGGCTGGGTGCAGCATGGCTACGGCTGGACTGCAACTCACTTCATCGACAAGCACCGCAAAGCTGAGAATGCTTGCGGCAGTAACTTAATTGTCATCGACTTCGATGGCGATACCACTCTTGATAAGTTTTGGGATACTCAGACTGCTAAAGATTGGTGCATTGCTACCTATACATCTTCAAGTCATTCACTTGCTGAGCACAGGTTCCGTGCTCTTTTCCCTCTTGGCAAAGATCTAGAGACTTCAGCAGAGCATCGCGGTGCTTACTGGCTTGTGGTCAATCGTTTATTACAAGAGCTTGGTCTTACTGAGCTTAAAGATAACTGTGGCCAGAAGAACGAACGCTTGTGGTATGGCAATACCAAAGCTGAAGTACGCCTCAATGAGGATGCATTCGTTCCTGATTTTCTGCTCACTGATATTGACTATCAGGAAACAACGAACTATGTGCACTCTGATACGACTGACATAGATGTCAGACGCTGTCAGTGGCTCCTGCGTGAGTTCCTAGAGCCGTCTGATGACGGTGAGTATGAGTCTTACTTCGTGCCTGTCATGGCTGCCTGCGCTGGCGTTGGCCATGTCCTGTTTGATGACTGGGTTGACTGGGTATTACGTGGTCATCACGGTGAGAAGCCTGAGAACTCACAGCCATTTAAGTGGCACGGTCTTGGTAACTTTGCTGGTCATACTTCACTGTATGCATTAGCCAAGAAACAGGATCGTGGCTGGACACTTAAGCTCCCACGTGACTTAGTCTTTGGAGCTGTTGGATCTGCTGTTGGTTATACCGAAGTAGACCCACAACCTGATTTTGCTGACGTTATACTTGCAGCGGGTAAAGATAATAAACCGGAGAAAAATATGCTTGAACCAGAACCGTTACCTGATGTATCGGTTGCAAAAACTAGAGGTCGTCCTAAGAAGTCTGCATCTGATGCAGCTAAGGAACGTGAAGAAGATGTCCGTCAAGTTAAAGAGATCCTCAAAGATCTACGTAAGAACGAACTGACTGGAGCGATTGAATATACAGACAGCACTGGTCGCACTATCTCATTGCAAGGTAATGACCTTGACTTGATGACGACCAAACTTGCTTGTGAGTATGGTGTGTTTATTGTTGAGCCTCGGATAAAATCTGCGATTCAATATGCAGCAGGTAAGAATTCTTACTGTCCGATCCGTCGTTACCTCGATCACTGCAGTTCTCACGCTAAGCCTCACGAGGCGTGGGATCGTATCGGTGAAGTCTTCCTAGGTAATAAGCACAACATCGCCACACTCGCCATGCAGCGCATGATGATTGGTGCAGTAGCTCGTGCCTATAACCCTGGCTGCTCGATGTCCTGGCTACCGATCCTGGTCGGCGCACAAGGCGTTGGTAAGTCGATGTTCGCTCGCAATCTTGTTCCACCTGCTCTGTTCTCTGAGGTGACGACACCTTTAGATACATTGATGAAAGAACAGTATCGATTGCACGTTGCATGGCTGCTTGAGTTACCTGAGATTGATAACTACTTCAACATCAGGAACATTGAGAACTTTAAGAACCTTATTACCACTCGTGCTGATGAAGTTCGCAGACCATATGCTAGTCTTCCAGAGCGACTATTCCGTCGCTTTGTATTGATTGGTACGACCAATCGCAACCAGTTCCTTGTAGATAGCACTGGCAACAGACGCTTTGTACCGTTAGAAATTGGTGGCGGCTTCCAAATTCCATGGAAGCAATTGGTTGATGAGCGTGATTCACTATGGGCGGCAGCCGTTGAGGCTTATCGCAGTGGTGTGGGATATGAATTCAATAGCGGTGAGATCGCTGCTATCTCTGAATACATTCAAGAGTTTGGTGACCCTGATCCTTGGATGGAGAAGGTCTCGCACTATGTCTCTATCAAGCCAGAGGTCACAGCTGCTGAGGTTCTAACCAATGCACTGGAGCTAGATCCACGCAATCAAGGCAGACGTGAAGCACGCCGTGTCGCTGATGTCCTGCAATCACTGGGCTGGAGACGACTCGTCACCTCCCGTAAAGATGCAAACGGTAAGTCAAAGTCAGTCCGTATCTGGCAGCGACCTAAGAATGATCCTCTTGCAGACAACCATTATCTCCATGACTTCTAGATAGTCATTGTTCATAAGTTCAATCGTATATATTTCAAATGAATCCTTCAGATATTTCCATCGGTCTCCGTGTGCGTGTTGCATCTAACGATATGACTGCACTCATTGTCGGTAAGCCTGAGTACTACACCCCCAGAGCTAAGCTTGTTCGTATAAAGTATGAAAATAGCACACGTTATGAGTACATGATTACGAATCAACTTACAGCATTGCCAGCTGATGAACAGTATGTAGCTCTTGGCGGTAGTTATGTAAGACCCGAAAATAGTTTTTGATTATGAGTGAAGCACAACCGTCCCGCAAAGTTGGAGGTCACGCCTATGGTAGACGACATCAAACAATGTCTAACACTGCTGAAGAAGGTGAACTCTGTATCTATACTGGTCATTCGCTCGGCAGATTCTCTTCGCATTCGATGCGATATGACAGTCATCAGGCTTGCGTGCGCTGCGTTGCTGCTGCACGTGAAGGTCGATTGTCTTTTGATATTGACCGTTTACTAAAACGTGAACGTAAACGTGCTCTTAAATTCTGGTCTCAAGTAGATATCGGTGACCCTGATGAATGCTGGATGTGGAATGGCACAATTAATAGCCGCACTAAACAACCTCAATTTTCGTGGAGACGACATGGTATTTCTAGTTCCACGCAGCACCATCCTCAGCGTGTTGCAATGTGGTTTAGCTGGGGGGACTTGGGATTCACAGGAGTTAAAACAACTTGTGGAGAAAAGTATTGCTGTAATCCCTTCCACCTCATCCCCCAAAGAGTGGGAGTCTTTGTTGACCAAGATAGTTACATCGAATCTTTTGAGTTAGCTTGTCAACTTCATACACTTAAGCAACAAGTAGCTGAGTATATGATTGAAGAAGCTCTTAAAGAGCAGGCACGTATGGATGAATCTGAAGAGATTGATGCTCGTGCTGACTTACTACTCAATCCAAATACTGGTTTTGCTGAACGCTTTGATGCAGTCATGACTGACATGCTTGCCGGTCGCCATATAAGCCAGACAGATCCACTAGACCCTGGTCTACTTCGTAAGCCTTCTGACAATGAAGAAACAAACGAAGAATTCTAACCTCACATTAACGATTAAAAACACTTATCTTAAACAAAGAGTCATTTAATTATGTCTAGACGCACAGATCTACTTCAAGCTCTCGTTCAATCCGACAAGTTCGGTGAAGAGAAAAAGCAGGAGCAGCAATTCCTTATTGCTACTGCTGAGTTAATCCTTTATGACCTAGTAAACATTGCGATTGCTGGTGTTGAAAGAAGCGGTGCTGGTTCACTTGTTATCAATTTACAAAACGACTCCACGACATTTATGTCTGGTCACTCAATTGAATTTGATATTAGAACTGCTGAACGCGAAGAAGATACTGAGATCCTTGAGTTCCTACGGGGATTGATGGAAGAGATAGACGAAAATGACTGGAGCAAAAATGTTTTAATTACGTTGATTAGTGATGCTGGAACAAGAACATTTGCTGTCGAAGCAGGAGGGAGCCAAGAAAGCCTCCGAGCGCTTGCAGCAGAATTTAGCGGATAAGCTCAAGTCTCAAGGTCTTAAGCTACCTCTCTATCCGACACCTCAAATCATTGAGCGTGCTCGTGAAGTCATGGGTGGCATTGACTTTGATCCGACTTCAGATCCTGTACAACAGGTTCTTGTTAGTGCAACCTCTGTGCCATCGATTGAAATCAATCCGCTCCAAGAACATTGGCATGGCAACGTATGGGTCTCTCCTAAAGGTGCTGTTCGTAACTCACGCATTTGGTTTAACAAGACAATCAATGAGTACCGCAACGGTCACATCAATAGCTTTGTCTTCTTTACCAGTGCATCTGAATTAGTGCGTGCATCGCCTGTCATCTGGGATTACCCCGTTTGCATACCGTTTAAACGTATTAAACAACTCAAAGCAACCACTGGTGGTTTTGAACCTGTATGTCCTTCTACCTGGAATGCCATTGTTTATGGTCCTCCATTAGAACAAGTCATATCATCTATTGATAAAGTCTCCCTGTTTTACAACAGCTTTCGTGACATTGGCCGGATCATCTACAACGAATTTGCTGGAGATGGTTGGAGTAAAGATCTTGAGTACTATGACGAACAACGAGGACAACTGTGATGAGTAAGCATATTGATAAAAACTTTCTTTACTCATTACCATCTGGTGCTTCTATTCATCCTTGTCGTTTGATCCACAAAGACGGAACACTAATGTGGAAACATGCTTTGCTGTCTCAAGATAATGTTCCTAACCTTCCTGTGACTGAAGGTCACGAGCAGCACATAATAAAAACTGCTCAACGCTTAGAAGAGTTGAACAGCTGGTGCTCGCAAGAGTTAGAACCTTGGCAATGTTTTCTGATATACGCATGGTATTCACCTGAAGATGCAGAGCTCACAGAAGGTATTAATGTTTACTTCACTCACGCTATCTACAAAAATGCAGACGTATTCCAAACGCTACTGCCACACATTCAAGATCATGAGACATTAGAGCTTCGCGATAATCTTCTATTCTTCAAGCGGTGTTAATCCTGCTGCATGATTTGGATAGCATTCAAGGTAGGCATCCATTGGTATGACTATGTAGTCAGCGGTCATACGCTGATCTAAGTAATCAACTGTCATCCAGCCAGGCTGTGACTCCACAGCACCTGTGATTGTATATCCCGCAAGGATGCTACAAAAAATAAGTGGTGTCATTTTGTTTCCTCCAAATGTTTAATCAAACGATTTAAATACCAACTGCACTTAGCCGCATCCTGTGGTGCATTACCTTTTAGCCATAAGCGAAGCAGATACTTTAGTGCCTGTGCTTGAAGCATCCCTGCTTTTACATCAGGTGCATCTTGAATCGCTTCCTCAATGGTATCGATTGCTTCCTGCTTACCACGTGTGTAATGTGATGGACTATTAACAATATCGTTCTGTGCTTCAGGATGATAGAAGTTCCCGTCGTTATCTACTGGTCCTACATAACGATCTTGTACAAACCGATTAATGTCTTCTCTAATAGAACGCACACGATCAACTGCTTCATTGATTGGTGTATCTTCACCACCGTCATAACCTTGAACAATCTTTAACCAACGCTTACCGTCTTTAAGATCTTCCTTGCTATATGAAGATAGATTTGGTAAATCGTTATTCAAATATTCCCAACCTTTGTCACTGTTCCATTCTTCGAATGCTTCATACTCTTTTTTAAACTTGTCATAATCCATGTATCGCACTCTTGTGTTTCAATACCTAATATAGAAGAGAATAATTAATAGCGAGAGATATGCCTGCGCCAAAAGGTGACCCCTGTTATATCAAAAATAAAGATAGATACTTTATGAGTATCGCAACTGCAATCGCCCGTGGCTCAACGCATCCGATCGTTCCTGGTGGCTGTGTCTTAATCCGTGATCGTGAAGTCATTGGTGATGGACGCTCTGTCCTAGCTCAATCCAAAGTAGAAATTGATTGTATTACCTATGCCATTGCCACTTGCGCCAAACGAGGCACGCCCACCACCGGAGCTGTCATCTACAGCACCCGTTACCCATTCTCTGCATCTGTTTTTCAAGCTTACTTAATGGGTATACGTAGGTTTGTAGTTGCCGCTCACGAGTGGGAGCCTTACTATAAGGATGAGTTCAGACGTGCTGCACGTTTGGCAAGAGAGTTGTCTATAGCTATTGAGCCACTGTTTGATGATGTAGACCAACGGTTTACAAAGAACCCACACGAACTTGATGAGTTCGATCCACAAGATAAAACTGATTTAGATAATGACTGAACTACTATTTGACATAGAAAGCACAGGCTTACTCCGTGTCGGATCTACCATTCACTGCATCGTCATGCGTGACATGGATGATGTAGAAGAAGCACAGGTGTTTGATTGCAAACCCGAACGCGCTGTGATTCAAGGTGTGAAACAATTAGAGAAGGCTGATGTATTAATTGGTCACAATATTATTTCCTATGACATCCCCTTACTTAAAGAACAGTTTCCAGACTTTACCTTTGGAGGTGAGGTGCTTGATACTCTTGTGCTCTCCCGTCTCTTTTATCCTCATATTGAAGATCGTGATTTTGAAAGACGCCCTCAAGGTATGCCACAACGCCTTTATGGACGCCATAGCCTCGAAGCGTGGGGACACCGATTAAAATGTTTCAAGGGTGACTATGGGTCACACGAAGCTGCTTGGGATAAATATTCACCTGAGATGTTGGACTACTGTATCCAAGACACGATGGTGACTTTCAAACTATATGAACTACTGAAGAGGAGAATGAATGAAAATTCCTGATTACGTATCACTCGAAATGACCATGGCCACACTGATGGCTCAACAAGAAGCCAGTGGCTTTCCTTTCGACCTTTCTGCTGCTGAACGTGTTCGTAATGAACTCGCATGTGAGGCTGACAGTATTGAAGAAAAAATTGAAGCCATATATAACTATTTCCCCGGACGTGTATTCACACCAAAACGCACGTCTAAGAAAACCGGATATGTAGCTGGTGCACCGATGACTAAGTTGATTGATTTCAATCCTTATAGCAGGACGCACATCCACTGGGTGCTTACCACTTTCCGTGGTGCACGGTTTACTAAGGTCACTCCTAGCGGTAAGCCACAGATTGATGAAGCCACGCTCTCTAAGGTCAGAGATCAAGCACTATCTACGAACAATACTCAGTTGTATGAGGAATGTAAGATGTTTATTCGTCTGCTCACTTTGCAAAAGCACAGGGGTCAGTTGTCTGAAGGTTCAAATTCCTGGCTCAACTCGATTGGTCCCGATGTTTGTATCCACCACAGCTGCAGTCTTGCTACACAAACTGGTCGTAATGCACACCGTGGTCCCAACCTTGGGCAAGTTGTTAGTGCACCTTGGGCTAGGCAATTGTTTGTACCTTTCCCTGGTCATGTCATGGTTGGTGCTGACTTAGAGGGCATCGAGCTCAGGGCACTTGGGCACTACCTTTCCAGGTACGATGATAATGCATTCGCAGATGTTGTCTGTAACGGTGACATACACCAGCAGAATGCTGACCGCGTGGGATGTACTAGATCTCAGGTCAAAAATTTAACATATGGGTTCATATATGGAGCCGGTGATGTTAAGTTGGCTCATATTTTACATCCTGAGTATTCAGATGCTCAGAAAAAATCACTTGGTGCTGACTTACGTCGTAAGTTCCTTGATGCTATCCCTGGACTAGAGCCATTGATTAATGCAGTCAAGCTAAAAGTCCGTGAGACTGGCAAGCTCAAAGGCTTAGATGGTCGCCCTATCTTCTGTGATGGAGAACACAAAAGTTTAAATTTTTTGCTTCAAAGCTGTGGGGCAATTATCAGTAAGCGATGGTGTGTCATATCACAAGAGCTGCTTGATAATGCAGGGCTTACCTATGACAAAGACTACACCCGTTGTGCTTACGTACATGATGAACAGCAGTTCTCTGTGCTCCCATCAGAAGCAGACCGTGTCTCACGACTGCTAGTCGAAGCTGCACCACTCGCTGGTCAGTACTACAACTTTCGAGTTCCAATCACTGCTGCTTCAGAACAAGGTTCTAACTGGGCAGCTACTCACTAACTACTATCAATGAACAAATCATTAATCAATGCATTCCTTGTCTCCATGGTTTTCCTTGGAGGCTTCACTGGTTCTCTTTCATTAGGATGGTATTTCTTTTGGGGAGAGACCAAGCATGGTGGAGAATACCCTATGGCTCTGCACTATTACAGACAGTACTTAAAAACTGGTGATCCACACCTCAAAGAAAGTGCTGCTATTCATAGAGATAATGCAAACACGTTGTCTTACTGGGGCTTCTTGTCTGCAATCCTTATGACTACAGGCATGGTTGGTGTTAAAATAAAAAATGACTAAGTAATACTTTAGCTATGGGGAATAACATCTTCCAAGGTGCTCAACGAGCCTATGGGCAGTTTGATAAAAACGTAGCTGCAGGTTACTTGCCTGGAGGAGCAGAGCGGCAAAAGAATGCTACTGAGCTTATTCTCAGTGGTGTTGCTGCTAATCCAGTTGTCGCTATTCCTAGGCAAGCATTGAACGTTGCTGGAAAAGTTTCCCCACAACTAGGTCCCATAGCAGATTCTTCAGAGAATGCTTTTCGTGGTGTAACTGGTGACAAGCGAGCTCGTACACCTGACACATACACTCCAGCTACACGCGAGATGTTAGCTGATGCTATTGATAGATCTTATGCTGATTCAGGTGCTAAGCCTGGTGAAATGGTTGATGTTCAATATGCTGACTACTCAAAGACAGGTGATCCTAACGATAAAAATATGTCAGCCTATGTGGCTGGTGCCTTTAATGGTGGAAAAAACGCTGACGGATCTTACTTTATTGATCCAAAAGAGAAGTACGATTTCAATGCACAAGGTCAAGATAAAGATTACAAAAAGAATTTAGACAAAGCAACTGGAGATGCTTTCAAGAGAGGAGATGTTGCTGGTTTTATTGCCAATCTTCCTGACCAGTTAGCTTATATTACTGGAGCTGGTGGTAAAGGATTTAATATTGGTGGTGAATTCACTAGAGGTGATGCTGCTCCTGAAATTCCTAGCGAACCTCGTATGGCTGGAGAGGCAGACATCACTGTAGAGAGCACCGCTAAGCCTACCCCTAGCATGAAGTATGCAGTACAAGCAGGAGATACTCTTACTGATATTGCACGTGGACGAGGAATGAGCGTTGCTGATATTGTTAAATTGAATGGCATTTCAAATGTTGATCAAATTGGTATTGGTCAACAGCTTAGATTTAACTAGGTTACATGGAACAAACAGAACTTACATTTACAATGAATGAGCGCAGTATACGAGCGCTACATTCAGCTGTAGTCTTCACTTTAGAGAAGTGGGCAGGCCAAGGAGAGCTTGACCAAGAGTGTTTGCTAGGTATGAAGCCAGCACTACAAGGCTGTCTATTTGAGTTTCAACTCAACCGTTCGCGGTGAACATCAGATAACAGCTAGAATATAAACACGTTGAACCGCACACATTTGCGGTCGCAAGTATCCGAACGGTTGTCGGAGAAGCAACGGGGAACTACACCTAACTATGGAGTTTCCAATGACTACTATCCAAGCAAGGAGCCTTGAAAACGCTCGCAAATCTTTGGCGCGTGCTCGTAAAGAGCTTGAGCTAGCCCGTATTAACGACACTCACTACCGTGGTGTTGAATATACACCTGTCTCTCAAACACATGAGACACACGGCACCTTCGTTTACCGAGGCCGCACTTACACTAAATAACACTTAGCCCGCTAACGCGGGCTTTTTCTTACGTTCTTTTAGCCCTGATTGGTTAAACCAAGTGCATCAAGCAGCACACTTGTACCTGCGCCTGCTCCTGCACTAGCTGCAATAAGACCTACTAAACCTTTACCTCTTGCTCTTTTTGTTCGGTATCTAGGATCACGCACTTCATTGTAGATCGCAGGGCCCGAGGCAATAGTTCCGCCAGCAAGAGCACCTAGTACAGCATCACCACCATCTGCTCCACCTAAGCCAGCAATACCTGTCAGCCCAAGCACACTACCGCCAGCAATTGCAGCTTCAGTCAATGCACTATCTGTAAATAAACCTTTAGTATTTTTAATCTGTTCGTACATATCTTTTACGTTATATCCAAGAATCTTATTGATATAACTATCTTTCACTTCTTCCGCAGCTGTAGGTGGAACTTCCTGTTTAGGAACTGTAGATGTAACGTATGGGGCGTCTACTTTCACAGCAGGTTCCCTAGGTACTGTTGTTTGTATAGGGAACGGTTCTTGTATTTCTGTCGGAGCTGCGGCTCTAGAAACAGGAACGGCAACTGGTGTGGGAACTACTGCAGCTTTTGTCGGTGTATTAAGACCGTAATATCCTCGCATTTCGTCTAGTATGTCTTGCTGCAAAGCAAACATTGGACTGTTTGATTGCGTCATTCCAATATTGTCGTAGGCTGACTTGCCTTCTGGAGTTGGAATCAAATCACCTCTGTAGTAGTCACCACCTTTAGCATCAATTAACTTGAGAAGATCTTCAGAATCTATGCCTCCCATGTTTGCAGCTTGCCTTCTTGCAACGTACTTCTCTGTTTCAATATTCCGTCGTTTTCTTACAGGCATTACGATAATATTTACATCTAACTATTGTATCTAGTAGATAGGCTTCTCAGGACGCAGTGCTTTTGAACGTGCTACCTCTGCGCCTTTCTCACGATTGCGTTGCTGCTGCAGTGCAAGCCCTGAAGTAAAGCCACCTGTGCCTGGCTTCTGCTCCTGCGTGCCACGTGTAACCTTGTTATCCCAAGCCATCTGTCCTTTACGTTGCCGTGCTCTTGATAGAGCCTGGGAGCGATTACCTGGGCGATAGCTCTCTTTGTCTTGCGCTGATAATCGACGCTTGTCAACTGGTTTATTACGTAGGTTAGTTGACTTCACTTATGTATATTGCCACGGTTCTTTCATTATATAGCCTTTGTGGCAATGCTCTACTAGTGGTTCTACTTCACCGTCCACTTCAAAGCATACGACCCAGTCGCTGAACTTATCAAGCAGCTCGTTCGGTATCTCGTCTGCTAACTGATCGATTGCTGCGAGCTGATGTGGTGACCCTTCGTATGCTTCAAAGAACTTACGCAGGTCTATCCTCATAGTCCTACTTCTTGGTTCAATTTATTTACAGCCTTAGCAATAGGCATCACAGTCGTCATAATCTTCTGAAGCATCTCTTTGTCAACAGCTTCGTTGCGCTTCTCGATAAGTTCTACCCTAGCTATTAGTGCATCGTATTCCTTTCTCTTTGCCACCAGGCAACTAGTAACCAGCTTTTGTTGTTTTGTGTTCTGCTGTTGTGTGTACTTAAGGCTAATAAGCAGGGCAAGCACTGGCCCGATTACAAATTCCATTTATAAATATCAACTGCGATTAGTCTAGCTTAAATTAACCAATCATAAGACCATCATCTGAGAGATCATCGTCTTCCCAACCTTCATCATCAATATCAACTGGCAAGCTATCGTCATCATCCTGCATCATTAACAGTGTCATGAATGTATCTTCAGAAATTATTTCAGGCAATCCATGTTGATTTTCGTCAATTTTAAACATAATTCCATTTGAACGAAGTGTCTCTTGTACTCCGTTCTTCTGCTCCATACGTGTCTTAAGCAGGCGTAAGGCAGTTTTCTCCAACGCTGGGCGGCTCATACGGCACACTTCGTATCTCGCTCTGCTCAATGCAAACCGTTGCTCTAGCGTTAGTGGGTTCATCTAATTCTTCCTCTATAAATCTTTTGTTAGTAATCCATTCTTCAATGAGTTCTTGAGCGACAATGTTGTAAAAATCTTGTCGTTGAAACCATGTTAGCCAATGTGTAGAACCTTTGTCGTGGTTACATCCGTGACAGGCAGGTATGAGATTACTTCTTAAGCTCGAACCTCCTTTACTTTTTGGTTTGCAGTGGTCAAGAGTGTCGGCTCTATTGCACCTGCAATAGGCACATAGTCCTCCCCAACCGTATTTGATCTGTTGTCTGAACTTGCGCTTGGCTGTCTTCTTCGATAAGCAATTCAAGTTGAACAGCAAATCTGACCAGTCTTCGGCAATTCCCATAGTTGTTAGTTAGCAACTTACGAATAATCTAACTACTATGCGTCTCTTTGAGTTTTATGTAGTGACTTTAGTAGCACTTGTTCTTTACAATAGCGTCTAGCTTGTCTTCCATTCTTATTAAATGTGATTCCATTCTGTCCATTGCTGTTTGCAATTCATTCTTGCTTACAAAGTCTTGCACAATTCGCAGTTCAATACCATCAACACGTCTATCAAGATGACTGATTTTATTATAGATACGACTAGTAAGCACAGCAAACCCTGTACCTACTGCGATAAATACTGGAACGAATGGTTCAATCATCTGTAAATGCCTTGTGTGATTTAGATATAGACCATCCGTCCATGCCGAATGTTCCTGTTTCTTTGAAAATGACTTTAGATTTTTCGACAGTTTTTTCGAGGACTTCTATCGTTTCGATATAGTCCTCTATTGCTTCATCAACTATTAATGGAACAATCAGGTCTTTGGGAGCAAAGCATCCCTGACTGCAGCAACTGCTCTGTCATCAAGAGTGTTCTCACTCTTTGCAGCAAGTGCTTCCAGTAGTTCTACAATCAATCTCTTGACGCTGGTTGAGGTCAAGAAGCTGAACAAAATTGGGCGCAATAGTGTCAACATTAGTCTTATGCAACTTCCTTTACTATTCTACAAACTACAAAACTACGCTAGCTACGCTGCTATCTAACCCTTTCTAAAAAAAGTCCTATAGGTATAGCAAGGGAATTAACAAACAGGTATATAGAAAACTACTGTAGTTAGCGTAGTTTCTATCAATTATTGCCTTACCTGACGAATTGCCTTTAACTTATCCTCCAAAGTCCAAGTTCCGTAGCGTGCTGTCATTCCATTTATTTTGTGACCTACAAGCTTAGAAATCATTGAATCCTGCAGCTCTGCTGACCTACAGCGAGTAATGAAGTTATGACGCAGTGAGTGTGCTGCTTCCCCTTTCGGTAGTTGCATTCGTTCGCTAAACATCTGACTCCAGTTCTTACCAGGGTATTGACTGTAGTCAGTCGTTAGACGATTGACCTGTGTATAGAACTCAGGGTGAATAGGCACGTCTCTCTGTGCTCCTGGCTTGATATTTCTGACACTATTTTTCTTTATACGAAAGTAAGGTATCTGATTGTCGAAGCGTATTTCGTTTGGCAAGAGCCCTGCAATTTCACCGATGCGGAAGCCGTGATACCAGATAGCTAGGAAGATAGGGTCTGCTTGATAACGCCCGTAGTAACTGAAGGGTCTCACTGGATACTCTTTACCCAAGCGGTTGTAATCAGTATTTAATTTAATCTTTTTACTTGCCTTACTCCAGTAGTTAGGCACATCAATAATCTCATCTTCTGTTGCCATATTCCAGATACCTGTCAGCAGGCTCAACCTCCTGCGTAATGTCTCAGGAGAAAGGGTGCCTATCGGCTTAAGCTGAGACTTCCAATAACGATTGACAGTCATACGGTCAATGTCATGCACGTCAACATCAGCTATTGGCTTAGCTGCTTTAAGCCAGCACTTGAATGTTGAGTCACGGATGTCCTGCATGTCGCGAACATCTAAGAGCAATTGAGAGACTTTCATTGTGTATTCGGGTTATAAGCAACGCCAATACATATCTAACAAAAAACCCCACCGTTAGGTGAGGTTTAAGCTAGAAAACGGAGAGGGAGGGATTCGCTCCTTCCGTTATTAGCGTTGTAACCAAACTATAGCCCCTAATTGTCACTCAATCAATCAGTTGTGCTTATCAATCAAGGCTAAAGTTTTCCACAGTCCACGCCTTTCGCTCATTTACCTATATTCCGACTAATTCTACAATTTTGCTGGGATCTTTTTTGTCTCTTAATATAATATCATTATCTTCTTTTTTAGCTCTTAAAAATAAGCTCATTGCTTTTCTAAAAGCAATTAACTTGTTCGTCTCTGGGTGTTTTTCATGTATTCATCCAGAGCTTCGAACATGTCGCCGTCCATTCTTCCTTCGAATCTATGGGTGTTTGTTGTCATTTCGCTTGTCTGGTGTATGTAATTTTATCTTAACCAATTAATAAATAATACTGTCCTTCTATTACTTACCGATAAAAGGAGAGATGTTATTTAGTAATAGTATCTAAGCAAATACACGATAAGGGGTGCTAGGTGTGACTTCAAATGCTTCCCAACCTTCAGGTGAATCCCCTAGATAATTGATATGAAAACCGTCTAGTGTCGTTGGAGCGACGGTCTCATTACCGTCTTCATCCCATTCACCCCCAACTGTAATTGTTCCTGTGACATCAATCGCATGGTTATGGCTATATGCCCGTAGTTGTTCTGATTCGTTGCCATCTTGATCAGTGACAGTTATCATAAATCCAGCAGTACGAGCAGCATCGAGCCAGGTTTCTTCATCAGTAAACCGGAGAAAAGGTCCTGGTGCTGGTGTGGTTTCGAGTAGTTCTAGTTCTTCAGTCATTATTTTAATTCTGTGAATTAATCTTCTTCAATTGTAAAGACATAGCCAAGCTCTTGAGCACGGGCTTTGGCTTCTTGTTCGTTATCGAATTGTTCGATGTTTGGTTGGCCTGATTCAAATGCACTGCCGTGCTCTAGTTCAATGTAGTGAACCGCATCAGGTCCGTGGCATACGTAATAGGTGTTGTTCATAGGGTTAAGCGTTGTAAGAGATCGTCCAACCCTTATTGATCAGGTTGGTGTAAGCAGTATTAGCAGCAGTAGACCAAGTAGTTTTGGCTGCATTAGTGCCGTGGTTGATGCCAAGTGAGATGTTAGAAGCACCGTTCGTATCCAGACTGATAAGTATATTCTCAATTGATTGTGCAGTTAGGGCACAGCTCGTCCAAGCACTTTTAAATGCGTTAGCACTAAGTGTTCCCGTCGCGTCAAACATATTGGCGGGAAAGCTGCTAAGCCCGGAACAATGGTACCAGCCGCGGAAAAAGCGCGTCCCACTAGAGGTATCGATCTGGGGGAAGCTGCTAAGCCCGGAACAGCCGTTCCAGGCACTGCTGAAGATCGTCCCACTAGAGGTATCGATCATGGGGAAGCTGCTAAGCCCGGAACAGTTTTGCCAGGTGTTGTTGAAGCTTGTCCCACTAGAGGTATCGATCATGGGGAAGCTGCTAAGCCCGGAACAGCCGTTCCAGGCGCTGACGAAGCTCGTCCCACTACCGGTATCGATCAGGGGGAAGCTGGTGAGGCTTGAAGAGTCGCGCCACGCATTGTAAAAGCTCGTAACCCCGCTCGTCACATCAAATGGACATACAAACGATGTCATGTTGTCAGCGCCACGCCAAGCGTCTCCTAGATTCGTGCCTAAATCAGCTTCACCACTAATGGCAACAGAAGTAATCTGATCTACATCTGCACTAACATTATTAAAGTATGGCCTATAAGTATTATCGCTATTAACAAGAATGGTGTAATCACCAGCAGTATAAGTGTGAGATAACGTGCTAGAAGTGCTCGACTCGTTGTTACCGTCGCCCCAGTCAACAGTGTAATCAACTGCTCCAGTGGATCTTAGGTTAAACGTACCTCCAGCACTTGTAATGCCGTAAGTAATGTCTGATCTAAATGGATTTAGATCTAAACCACCATTTCCATGCTTAACCTTTTTAATCTGTTTATCACTATAGTCGTAGTAATAATCATCGTAGTTAACTAAAGCATATAATTCTGTTTTAGGGCATACTAGTATTCTCCTAATTCCACCGTCACCTTGATTCTTAAATATGACATTAAAGGTAGGTTCATTATTGTTGTCAGCGATAATCTTTAATAGAACATTAGCTTCACAACTCACCACAACATAGGAGTCACGATATGCGATCAATGCACATCCTGTGTACGTAACTTTATCGTATGATTGATTCCACCATCGTTTGATTTTTGTATGGCTATGCAAATAAGGAGCAGGAGGTGCAATTGTGAACTCAGTATTCCCATCGCTTTTTATTAGCGAGTTATATCCATTTAATATTGCTACGGTCATTTTTACCAAACAAACACCTTTACTGTTATTATTTTAACTATTAACTAGTAACTATTAACTATTACTTGCTGCCTTGCTAGCTGCTTTAGCTCTAGAAATATTAGGTGTCACGTTTTTGTCCTCTCTTAGATGCTGTCTGCTTTTTAGCATCAGTAGCATTCTTTTCTTTTGGACTCAGATTGCTCCAAACTTTTTAGGTAGGTAACGTTTGGTTGAACCATCAGTTGTCCCTATCAGTAGACCCCTTTAGTTTTCCACAGGTCAGTCAGGTTGCTTGCTGTACTGCTTACCTTGAGCAGTGTCGCGGCGTTTCTTGGCCGAGGTTCTGGCGTAGTCTTTATCCGACATTGCATCACGCTTTTTCTTAGGCAGATAGCGTTCGCCAGTAGCGCCTTTGCCTTCGGTGCTGTTCTTACCAGACTTAGTGCCCCAGTCTTCCTTGGTCCACTTCTTCATCTTGTTGGATTTAGCAGATGGCTTCTTACCTTCGTAAGTACCGCCGCCGTCTTTATAAATCTTGGTTGCTAGTTGCATTGCACGAGCAGAGTGCTTACCACCCATACGTGCCTTAGCTTTTGATTTAGCAGCAGCCCACTTAGCGGGATCTTTCTTCTTTGCAATACCGTCAGCCATTACTTCTTACCTTTGCTGTGTTTACAACCGCATTTTTTCTTTGCGATCTCTTTTTTCTGTTGAAAAATTCTTGAGCCTTTTGTTTCTTAGACATAATTAAATTATATCTGCGTTAGAGAAGGGAATTATTCTGCCTTGAGCGGCAGCCACATCACGACGACGTTGGCGGTCCATAATAGAGACCA